TTCCATCTTCGGTAACAACAAGAATTACAATTTGTTCAACTGGAATTCCAGTTCTTTCTTCAAACATTTCTGCATATGCAGAAGCTTGAATATAATATGACTCATTGTATTCGTCATTCCGTTGAGAGCGAGAAGTTTTAAAGTCAACGATTGAAGGAATGCCGTTGTATTCAGCGATACAATCAACTCTCCCAGCGACCTTATATTTGTCACTCCACAAACCACATTCTTGTGCGTATATATTATTTATACTTGTTTCAATAACAGGTTTGAGTTGAGAGAACAAACAGTAAGGCAAAAACTCACGCTTGGTAGGTTCTATCTCTACGTTGTTTAGGAAATCTTCACACATCTGGTGAACTTTAGTTCCACGATTTGCAGCGGTGCGAGAGATGTAATTTGCAACATCTTCACCGACTCGTTTACGCCATTCTGCAAGTCCTTCTTTAGAACGAACAGAAAGGACTGTTGTAATTGATGGATAGATACCATCAGGCGTTACATAGAAACGCTTTTTATTTACATTCTTAGTTTTTACTGCTGGAATGTCAACAGGATTGTGTGTAAACATAATATTATCACCTTTTAGTTTTTCATAATGTATTATACCAACTAATCTCTATAAAGTCAAGAGATTATTTGCCTTGTCCACGATACTTCTTATATGACCTTTTAGCATCTTTGTTCATTGAACTCATCTTTGGACGCCCACCACCAATTGATGTTCTCTTGTGGACTGACTCATGAACACTGCTAGAAGGTGCTTTATATTTCGCCATATCACACTCCCTGTTCGTATTTGATTTTACTAATTAGATATTCTTTAACCATACCAGAACGAACAATATCGCCCAGTGTAAATTCGATACTTTCAAAACTTTCCATACCATCTAGGATTTGTAGAAATTTCTTCATACCATCCTTGTCATTACCTTTTACTAAATCTGTCTGGTAGTAGTCACCACAGAAAACAATTTTTGAATCTTGTCCAACACGAGTAATGATTGTATCTAATTCATGGAAAGTCAAGTTCTGTGCTTCATCAACAATAATGATTGCATTGTCTAAAGTGATGCCACGCAAGAATGAAGTTGTTAGAAAAAACAAACTTCCTTGATTTCTTAGTCTATCATACAGATTTGCAAACGCAGTTTCGTTTGGTTGTTCAAACATGAACTTAACCATATTCTGATATGGAACTTGGAACAATGCTGTCTTATCTTCTTCATCGCCAGGCAAGAACCCAATCTCACGAGTAGGAACTGCACTACGAACCATATAAACTGTGTCATATGGAGTGTCATGACGCAACACCTCTTGTAGTCCTTGATACAAAGAGATAAAGGTTTTACCAGTTCCAGCAGCACCATACAAGAAAAGATTTTTACCTTTTTTATATGCTTCCCAAGCTTTCTTCTGATTGTCAGTAATTGGTTTTACTGCAACCATTTGGTCAACTCTAATATCTTTTGCTTTCGCCATTATTCTTTACTCCACTTATTACGATGTTTTTTAACAACTTGTTCAGTTTTAATTTGTTTAATACTTTTCTTACCATACCTATCTGCAAGTGGACTGTCTGGATGTGCTTCTGCTGCTTTCGCAAACACTTCATCCAACCCACCTCTAGGTTTTAAACCACCACTACCAGTGCTACTTATTATAGCTGGTGCAGTAATCATTCTTTCTAAGTGTGGATTCTTTTCTTTGAATTCATCCAACTCACTTATACTCATAAAGTGTGTTTCAACTTCATCAGTTTTTTTGTTCACGAAATCATAGTTTGGCATTATTAACCTTCTTTATTATAGTCACTTTTATCGTTAGCAACTAGGTAACAATCTGCTTGGATTGTCTCTATCATATTATTTATGATGATATCCCTTTCGGGCGTTTTTGGACTGTTATACTTCAACGCTCTAAGTCTATCCGCTGTGTCCTTGATTGTGTTGATCTTATCACACAAATCGCTAATTTTATGTAACATGTTATCCATTATACCAATTCGGTATCTCCCTCTTAGTCCACCTTGCAAAATCTACTTTATACTTTATATAGTAATCTCTGTATGCAGTTATAGAATCACCTTTGACTTTTACATCATCAGGCATTGCCTGTGTAGGTTGAGTCTTATATCCAACTGGTATATTCAGTGGTGGATACCTTAGAAATTCATCGTATTTCTCACAAGCATGACGTTTACCATATCTGTGAGTATACTCTTGTAATAGTTCTTTCCACATACAATATAACCAATTGTAATTGTTGTTACTAGAACGAACCCAAATGTTGGATGGATGATTGACATGAGATGCCTTCATCAACCCTTCTTCAAAAGCAGGATTGTTGAGTTTCCATCTTTTGATTTTGCGTCCATTCTTAGTTAAACCATAATATTCTTCTCCATCCAATACACGATGTGCAGTAGACATAAGTTGTGCATATTCAATAATCATTTTGACAACATGTTTGTCACAATGCATCTCTGCACAAATTTTAGGTTCTGAATGCAGATAAAATATATTCATCAATCCCACCGATAAAAAATATGATCTTCAATTTCAATTGTTTTGGTTTTAGTTGATGCCCAATCTGGTAACACATAGTCTGCATGATAATGTGTTGCACCTTCTGTAATATCAACAATCTTTATATTACCATAAACTACCTCATATGACAAGTCATAAATCTCTTGAAATTTAAATTTATCATGAGGGGTGTCTGACTTACCATCACACCACCAACTGAATTGACATTTATGACGAATTGGAATCATCTCACCAGTGCCCTTCCAACTAGGTCGTGTTGGGCCCTGTTTGACTACTTCGCAAACGGTGTTAGGAAACCTTTCATCATTTACCCTATTAATAGTTACAGAGATTACTGCCATCTGCCCAGCAAGCGGCTGATTTCTCGCTTCATGATATACATTTTCTGCAAGACATTGTGTTTCTTGTAGTTTAAACTCTTCCATTTGACCTTGTGAAAGGTCATAAGTTGGGTTTGTCAAAGTTAAAGCAGATAGCAGTAATTCTTTTATCATTGAGTAAGCACTTTCATGTTGTTTTCTGATTCTAGTGCATCATTTTCATGCTGTTCGTTTACAGATGCATCTAGTTCTCCCCACGCTTTTGTGGATTTGATTTTCGATAGCAACATTCTGTCCTTACGCAGACGATTCATGATAATCTTGTTTGCTTCTTTATCAGAATATTCGAGCAATACATATGCACGATAGTCTGGGCCATTTGCAACAATCTCAGTATCATAAACTTTGTATCCAGCAACATCTACATCTGCAATGATGTTCTTTGTCGCCTTCTCAACTTCTGATAGGACTGAACTACCGATATCCTCATTACCAATCTTTGCAACGAAAGTTTTGGTCTGAGAACGAACACGACCATTGATTCGGTCGGCAAGTGTTGTCTTTGCATTCAACACCGCAAGATCAATCGACAACTGTAAATCAGAAGTCGCAGCTGTTCCTGTGGAATAGATTGCAGTCTCACTTTCTGGCATCTTCTTGAACCAATCGGGCACTTCAACAATTTGTTCTTCAACTACCCTTGATTTGTAGATATATTCTTCTGTATCTACAATTGAACTTGGTGGAACACTTGATAGAGTATCCACCTTTGGAGTATTACTACAAGCACCAAGTAGTGCTGCAGTTGCTCCAATTAACATGATCTTTTTCATTTTATATCCCTTCTAATAGATTGATTAGATCGTCACGCATACCAGTATCAACAAAAATATTAGTCAATACTTCCCCTATCTGTGGGTAGTATGTTATCAGAACAATACCCAAGATAATTCCTATAATTAGTTTAATCATAATTATGGCACCACCTTCCGCCATTCTTCCAATCTGCAACGCATCTAGGTTGCCTAGGGTCTAGGAATGGTTTGTTTCTAGGTGTATCAACCAACCCAACCAACTTATTTCTTATTGTGAATATATCATCAATAATACTAGTCTGGTTATACTCTACCATAAGAGTGGGGGCAGTGTCAATAGTTTTTGTTTCGACAATAACTTCGCCCTCAATCACAGTTTCTTGTGGAAGAGATTCGACAACTTGCACAGTTTCTTGTGGGTTTGTCGAACAGTTCATCTCTGTCTTTGCAGTTAAAATTTCTGGTGATACTTGAGTGATAATTTTCTTTTTCGCTTTTAGAGTTGCTTCTTCACAGGCAGCATTCTCTGTCATATCAGGCCCAAAGACATACTCCCCATTTGTAGGATAGGTTTCCCCATCAATGGTTACATCCATCTTCATAATGCATTTTCTTGTATCATCAACATACGGAAAAACCTTCTTATCAATATTAGAAGTCTTTTCGATTTGTTGCACCCAATTTGTTTCTACCGTTTTATCGTAGTCACAAGGAAGTTTTGCAAACGCTGGATGACAACCAGCAACTGAAGCAATCAATATTCCCACAAAAGCTCTACTTACCATTTAACCAATCTCCCAAAACTTCAACTGGACATTTATTTTGATACTTGCACAGTTGATAGATTTGAGTGGAAGTTTCTATTGCAGAACAACCACCCAACATCATAATAAACATCATACTAAAAAGGGATCTTGTCATTTGTCATCTCAAACCCAACTAGGTTTTGAGAAACAGATTTGTTCCAATCCCAATGTGGCTCCATGTCAGATGATTCTTCAAGAACCTCTTTAGCATACTCACCAAATGATGGCCCAAACTCTTTGACTGCAAGTTTAACAATAACTTCTGGTTTCTCTGTCAACTCACCTTCTTTGGTGTAGAAATCATAAACAAAATCTTCTACATCCATTAACATATCTTTTACTCTACCCATTATATACCTCTTTCTTCAAACATTGATTGTATTAAATTGTCAACCATTTCGTCAACAACTGTATTCCCAGCAATCTTTCTTTTATCAATTACATTTTGGAATTCTTCGATAGTCATGGACATAACTTCGTCCATGATATCTTCTTTGATTTGTTCGTTGATTGGGTGACTCATTATATCACCGCCTTGAACCCCATTGGGGCAACTTTATACTTCACAGTTCCCAACAACATTTGGTCACCAACAGAAGTCGATCTTAGTCCATACTCAACACCATCAACAACTTCAAGTGGTGACATCACAGTAACGTCTGAACTATAATCTGGATTTACATAAGTCTCACCTTTGAATTCAAAGGTTTTACCTTTACTCCAAGAACCATCAATATTGTTAGTTCTCTTGTATGCATATTCTAATGCACTCATTACAGGCATATCGTCTGGAACATCCACAAACGCAACTGTTCTAGGAGTCTCTTCAAACGCAGCATGTATTACAGCAACTTGTTTCATAATATATCCTCTCTTTTCACTTTACATATTAATATTAAACGATTCGTTATCAAATGTCAATAGTTTTTTTGTAGTATTTTTGGTATATTTCATGCAGTTTTTCAACTTCTGGGTGAGTTCTAATCCACATACCTGTATGTGGTGCAAATTGGTTCTTAAAGAACTCATCCATCTTTTTATTACCAGTTTCTTCATTAGGGTTTATCTGTAAACTCAATTCATCAAACTCATGGTCTGACATAATCGTTTCACCTAGATACTCATAGGCATAAGCAGCTACTGATAACTTTATTCTATTTCTGATTTCTTTAGAGAACATCTGCATCCCATACTTTCTTAGCAAGCTTGTCTTGTAGACGGTATGCTTCCTTCTCCCAAGGCAAATCATAATACTTTGTGTTAGGATTGACTTTGCGTCTTTTCCAAACCGCATTACCATTCTCAACTAAATCGTCAGTCATTTCTTTTCTGGCATACTGTTTAACATGAACCATTTCATGACATATTGTAGTAACAAAATCTTTGAGGGTTAAGTCTCTACTTACCTCAATCTCAAATTCACGGTTATTGTCCAACATGTTACAGTAACCAACCGCATCATCCTCTTTAGAGAATTTTCTGATTTTAACCTCAATCTCAAATGTTTTGATACGAGGCATTAGAGTGTCAATCATTTCACTCACGACTTTATAAGCAATGTCTCTTTGGAAACGATTTCCACCAGTGGCAAAAATAAAGTTCATAGGTTTTTTTCCTCTATTTCTCATCATCATATGTATATGATACCATTGTTCTAACAACAAGTCAAGAGATTTTTAACAAAAAAAACCCTTGAAAATCAAGGGTTTTACTACTTTTTCATTAAAAAATGGAGCGGGCAAAGGGAATCGAACCCATGTCATCAGATTGGAAATCTGAGGTAATACCATTATACGATGCCCGCATCAAGCCCCGGCAAGAGCAG